TAAATGGTAGAACCATTATGGAGTGCATAAAGGTGCCAGGGCTTGGACATAACTGTGGATATGTAAGCTATGTAAAGTAAGGTGATAACTTGTGGTAAATAGTGATTTTTTCTATGTTGACATACTAAATACTGACGGATATAGCTTTTACTACAATATGGTAGCAGAAGTAAATGAGGCAGTAATCAAGGCTTTGAGGTCAGAACTACCTGATAGGTTGATGACAGACAGAGCAATGAATTTTAGGAATAATGTGCTAGCTGGTGGTTTAGCTGCTCATCATGGACCAAGTGAATATGGTGTCATGGGTAATTACAATGTAGACACCAAAGAATTTGAGTATATGATGGCTGACCAAATGAAAGGCATATGTGCCACAGTATCAAAGAACCTTGCAGAAGAAGTAGTAGAACGAGCAATATTTTATTGTCCAAAGGATACAGGTCTATTATCAGAGAGTTTTAGAATTGAGGACTTAGGGGATGGAAAGTGTAGAATTTATAATGATTGTCCTTATGCTTGGTATGTTGAAGAGTTTACTTGGAAACATCATGATTATCCCACTAGGGCAAAGTTCTTAACAACAGCAATATATGAAGTTCAACAGAAGTATGGATTTGGGTGGGCATAAAGAAAGAGGTTTAACTAATGGATGAAGATAAGACACTGTTTGGGTTTATTAAACAACAGATACCTGCAGTAGATGGCTATGGTGTAACAAATCAAACATACACTGACAACATAGTAAATCATGATATTTTTTATCAGTCACTTAGAGAAGATCATGAGGGCGATATAGGAATATTTATGATAACAGGGCAGGAGAACACTGAATTAATATATGGAAAGATGATGAATAGTGAAATGCAAATTGTTGTCAACAGTGTAAATGGTGATATAGCAGGTGTATTAAATATGTTAAAGACCACACTTGATAACATTAGAAAGAATAAAAAGAACAATTATGTTTATGTACAGAGATGCGAGTTAATTAATCTTGCTCCTGTAGGTAAGAATAGTAATGGTTTACAGTGGAGTGTTATGAACATTCTTTGTAAATATATGTATCTTAAAACAGAGTGATAATAAAAGGAGGTAATTTAATATGGCAGTAGTATATCCAATACCAGATCCTCAGCAGACTATACAGGGCATGAGGGTTATGTCAAAGACAGTTACAGCTATGCCAACAGGAACAGTACAGTTTACAGCTGAAGATCAGCTCACCTATGCTACAGATATTGGTAGCTTTGGTGCTGATAGAGAAGATAAGGAGTATGACTTCTTCCATCTTAAAGATACAGTTAAGACTCCTGGTAAGTCAACCATTAAGGACTTCACATTTACTGAGGCTCTTACATCAACACAGTTGGCTACAAGAAAGGCACAGTATGATAATGGTGATTTCATTGTAGTTTGCTTCTTTGACGATGATGATACATTCCAGTATGGTTTGTATGGTTACATCAAGTCTTGGGAGGCTACACCAAGTAACAAGGAGAATAACACAATTCAGCTTACATTGTCAGTATCTTCTGACACTATTGTAGGTGCACTTCCTACAGAATAATTGAATGTAGGCATTGAGGGAGATAAAACTTTTGTTTTTATCTCCCTCCTGTTTTAAATGGAGGATAAAAAATGGCACATACTAGAAGTAAATTAACAGACAAGTTCAAGCGTAAGGCTTGGGAAGATTTTGAAAGAGACTTTAAAAAGAAATATAAGGAAGAAGAAGGTAAGGCTTTCAAAGGTAGTGTAGTACAGTATGTAACAATTGGAGTCATACAAAGAAAAGGACTTCCTGATGTTGAAGATGTTACATTACTTATGAAAAAGGCTCTTCTTAAAAATACTGATGAAGAAATTGATGATAGGCTGAGTGCTTATTTTGAAGATGAAAATAACAAGGCCAGAGGATATTCAGGTGCCTTTTGTGAAGTTTGTAAGGATTTAACTTTAGATATACCAATACATCCTCAGATAACTGAGGCAATTATGAACATGGAGGATCTTATAAATAAGAGACTTGATGCAATGAATCAGTTGAGTGAGATGCTTGAGAAACTTGGTAATCTTACAAATACATTAAAGTCTAAAGATGATAAAAAAGAAGAGACTACAGATAAAAAAGAAGGGGAACTTGGTGTAGATAATAAAGATACCCAAGAGGATAAGTAATAGACACTGAGGGCTAGGGTATTTGGTTTAATATCCTAGCCCTTTGTTTTATGGTGATTAACATGACAATTTGTAAAGAGTTCATTATAAAAGATTTATTTGACTATATGATTATGAATGATACTGACATCTTGGATGAACTAAGCTACTTAAATCTTTCAACAATGGTTGATTTAGTTAAGATTAGTTACAAGTGTTCAGATGAAGAGGCAGAAAATGTCTTATATAAAAACATTGATGAATATGGAATAGAAGCAGTAGCTGAGGAACTTGCATATGAAGTTATAGGTCATAGACCTGATAAAGATGAAGAAACACGTAAGAGTACAGAGTACAAATCATTTTTTGATATTTTGGAAAGTTTCTATAATGATATTCAAGCTGTTGATTCTAATTTAACACTCTCTGAATTTATGAGTATGTCTACAAGATATATGTTTAGATATGCTGAAGGAATACAAACTAGGTTCATAAATAATGAAAATAAAGAGCTTAGGAATAATTATATGCTCGCTAGTATGATTTTAAGTGGCCTTGCTGGAGAGCTTAAAGAGTGTCCTCAACTTAATGAAGATGGAACACTACATAAAAAAGATAAGATCGAAGAAATGAGAGCATTCTTTGCAGAGAGGAGAGCAATAAATGAGCAATACAGTGCAAGCTAATATTGAAGTAAATGCTACAATGAATACTTCATCTGTAGATAAAGGTACAGAGAAACTTATTAATGACTTCAATACAATTGATAAAGCTATTAAAGATGCATTTAATGACCCATCAAAAGTAACATTAGATTCTATTGATAAGATGCATAATGGGCTACAAACAGTAGTAACTGACTTACAAAGCTTGATGGGTAATATACCTGAGAGTCAATTTGAAAATGCAAAAAATTTAGTATTAGACCTTGGTCAAAGATTTTTAGAGTTTGGCGAACAGTACAAAAATACATTTAATTCTAACAGTGTTGTAGAGCAATTTAGCACTGAATTAAGTGCTGTGGACAGTGAAGTTAAAGCAGTTACAGATGCATTAAATAGTTTATCTAATGAAGTTAGTTCAAACTTAAATAATACATTTGGAACTTCTATAAATGATGTTGAAGCACTTAAGAATAAATTACTTGAAATTGCTGATAATACATCTGATGAAACATATGTAAAATTAGCAGATTCATTTAATAATGTAAATAGTCAAATTGAAACACTTAGAGCTAATCTACAATCACTTTCTGAGGCTCAACATGCTACAGTTGATGAATTTGGAAACACTATTCAACTTAATATACCTGATGAATTACTTGATAATACTAAGGAATTAACAAAAAGTACATCAGAATTAAATGAAAAGACATCAGAATTAAATAATACAAGGTATGTTAGCTTTGAAAGTGGAATGAAAGCACTTGAATCATTCTTTGCTGAAAAGAAAGCACTTGATGATTTAAGTGATGCAATGAATAAATATAATGAGGAACAAGCAAAAGCAATTAGTGAACTTACAGTTGATGGTGGAGTTGACTTAGCTGCAAAGGATTTAGACTACTTAGCTGATAAGTTTAATGATGTAACAGATGCTGCTGATAATGGCGAAGATAAAGTAGAAGATTACAGTGCAATTGTTAAAATGCTTGCAAGTCATCTTGGAGTATCTAATAATGAGGCAGCTTCATTTGCTAAAGCACTTGGTGCTAGTGCAGGTGAGGCAGCTGCTGCCGGTGTAGCAATTGGTGTTATAGTAGGTGTACTTAAACTATATATAGATAGACTACATGAGGCTGAAGATGCACTAGTAAAATTAGGTGAGGGTGCAGTAGATGCCAGCATAAATGGAATTGAATTCTTTGTAGATGCTATTGGTACACTTGTAGAAACACTAGATGAAGCACTTGAGAAGATGGAGGAGTTCGCAGAAAAAGGTGCTGAAATACAGACGGCTTATTATAATACATTTACTGTATTAGGTGAGGAAGCAGGAAATGAAGTACTTAGCTTTGCTGATAAACTAGAACATCTATATGGTTTAGATGGGGATGAACTTGTAGAAGACATGCAATCTTTAGTTGCTGCTGCAGGTTCTCTTGGTGTGTCTACTGGAGATATGGTCAAAGCCAGTGAAAATATGACTATAATGGCTAATGATTTAAGTATATTAGCAGGTAGTTTTGAAAAGGCAAGTAATGATATAGGAAATGCAATATCAAAAGGCTTTGTTGGTCGTAATAGTGTGCTTTATGTATTAATGACTAAGCAAGAGAAAGATGAACTAAAGTCCTTAGGTAGTGAAGTTGAAAGATATAATTATTTAATGGCACTATCTACTAGAATTAAAGGACGTTATGTTGAGTTCTTAAATACAGAGGCTGGACAGTTAATGTTACTTAAGGCTCAATATGGTCAACTTATAAATAATATAAGTAAGCTTGCACTTGGTTTGTATGCAAAGATTGCTCCTGTATTAACTAAACTTATACAGCTTGCAAATATAGCATTAACTTTCATTATGAAAGTCTTTAATATTGATTTAAAGAGCAGTGCTAATACTGGATTTGACACTGGTTCAATAGCTGATGGAATAGCTAATACAATGAAGAAGGCAGGTGATTCTTCAAAGAAAGCAGAGAAAGATATATCAAAGTCAACTAAGAAAGCTGCTAAAGCAGTAAAGGAACTAGAAAAACAAGTAGCTTCATTTGATGATGTTATACAGATTAAAGATAACAAGGCTAATGATGATACTCTTGATATAGGTGATATTGATGCCAATTTGGATGATATAGGAAACCTTGATGATGGATTAAATGACCTTATAGGTGATTTTGATCTTTTAGGTGATGCAGTTAATAATGCCAATGATGAATTTGAAGAGTTTAGAAAGCTTTTAAATGAGGGTAAATATACAGAGGCAGGAAAGTGGCTAGCAAGTTGGTTAGCAGATCAGTTAGAGAAGATACCATGGGATGAAATACAAGACAAGGCTAAGAAAGCTGGAACAGCAATAGCAGAATTTCTTAACGGATTTAATAGTGATAAGAGACTTTGGAAAGATATAGGACATACTATAGCAGAAGCTCTAAACACTGCAGTAGACTTCTTGTTAGAATTTGCACGTAATTTTGACTGGGCTGAATTTGGAAATAGTCTAGGTGTAGCATGGAAGCAATTTTGGAAAGACTTTGATGAAGTTGAGGCTGGACAAGCTCTTTATGAATGGTTTATGGGTGTTATAAAGATGGCAGGTAGTTTCTTTGCTACTAATCCTTTAACATCAATGGCAGAGAGCCTTGTACAAATGATTCATAGCTTCTTTGATTCATTTAATGCAGATGAAAATGCAAAGACTAATATAGCAGAGACAGTTAAAAATATATTAACTGATATATTTAAAGCTGCATTTGTACTTGCTAAAGGACTTGTAAGGGATTTACCTTCAATACTTGACTTTATAAATACTGTACTTGATTCAATGATTGAATGGCTTGATGATCCTAATAATACATATATACAAGATATAGGCAAGGCTATAATAAGTATACTACAAAAAGTTAAAGAGTCAGGCATAATAGACAAAGTTAAAGACATAATAATAAAAGTTATGGATGAAATTAACTTAAGTGAAATACTTTCACTTGCTACTGATATAGCTTTTCAGGCATGGCGTGACTACATGGAAATAAAATTAAAAGTTCTTTGGGAGGAAATCAAGTCAGTATTTAACACATTAGATATACTAGGAGCATTAGAAAGATTTGGACAACTTATATTAGCATTATTTGTAGCAGGTAATGTTTTAATAATGAAATGGTTCTATGACTTAGGTGCTTCAATAGGACAATGGCTAATAGATGAAGGTGCAAAGTTAGGAAATGATGCTGCAAAAGGACTTTCGACAATATGGGAAGCAGTTAAAAAAATATTTGACCCTGAAAGTTGGAAGCAATTAGGAATTAAAGCATTTAATGGATTACTTAATGGCATAAAACAAGTTGTACAAACAATAAAAGATTTTATAAATAAAAATCTAATTGATAAATTAAATGGTTTAAGAATAAGTATACCTAGTAATAATTTAACAAATGCTTTTGGGATAGCAGGGGGTAGCATAGGATTTAATATACCAAGACTTGCTACTGGTGGACTTGTAACAAGGTCTACAATAGCCAATATAGGTGAGGCAGGTAGAGAAGCAGTATTACCATTAGATAGAAACACAGGTTGGATGGATGTGCTTGCAGAAAAGATTAATGGCGGAGGTTCTAATGGAAATGTTGGAAGTGTAACCATTGATATGAGTAAGGTTTCAAAGCCATTTTATAGTAGGTCTGAAATGATAGCATTTGGTGACATGTGTGCTGAGGCTATGGAAGCACGAGGTATGAGAGTATCAAGAGTATATTGATGTAAGCAGAGGAAGGTTTAATATATAGACCTTCCTCTTCCATATTAATATACATTGTACTAATCAACATTTTTTAAATTAAGAAGTCTAATGTTATAAATTTATCATAAAAATATTTTTATATATAGGACTAACTAAAGATAAAAATTATTGTTGATTAAAAATTAAGAGCATTAAGTCAAAATCATAGGATGCATTATGATTAAAAACTATATAGACATATATTTTAAAAATTATAATAAAAACTTTTAGATATATGATTCATTTATAAGGAGGATCAACTTATGGGATATTATAATAAGCTTCTTGGAGGTGCAATTAGGATGGATAGATACATCAAAATTGATGGTGTAGCAATGCCAGAACCTAGTGAGCCTGTAAAGTTCTCAACTAACAACGTGTCTGATGGTGGACGTTTAGCTGACAATATAAATTATGAAGGTAGCTTAAAGGGTGTAAAAAGAACAATAGAATTACATTATAAAGCACTTGATAAAGAACACTTTGATATTTTATATAATGCTACACAAGGTAGATATAATAGGGGCGGAGATTTCTTTATGAACTTAACTGTTCCTACTTATACATCTGATGGTGTTCAAACGTTCAAAGTATATTTCATGAGTTCATTTAATGCTAACTGTGTAGACACTACAGAAAAGCATGATAAAGATAATAGTTATTGGCAAGGCGGTGTAAATTATGATGAACTACATGAGGATGTAGTTGTAAAGTTTGTACAGAAGTAAGGGGGATACAATGCAGAATATAGTTCAGTCAGTAAAAACTCATTTATTATTTCATTTTTCAAATGGTGCTACATATGAACTTCCTTTAGCTACTAATAATGATAATCAGTCATTGTCTACTTATGGCACTTCTGTAAAGTTAAAGGAAGAATTATATAAAAGAAGTAGCAATAATATAGTAGGTAATATTGTAGGAAATACATTGAATATTGATTTAGTATCAAAAGATAGGCTACTTATACCAATGAATGAAGATAGTATCTATTATGGCTATATGAATGACACTGCTTATGTAGATATTAACTGTGATGTTGTAGATGATAACATGTATTCAGTATACCTTGGTAGATATATGGTTGATACTTGGGAGGCTGATAATAGTAGCAGTAATAGTAATGTTGTGCACATTAGTTGCGTTGATGTAATGTCTAGAATTAAAAACATTGCTATAAATAAATTAAGACTTAGAAGAAATATAAGCTTCAATGATTATATAAAAGTAGTCATTAATAAATTAAATACAATACTTCCAAGTCATATGAGAATACTTTATACGGATGAAGACTTAAACATCTTTAGAAATAGTCCTTACACTTGGCAGATGTATTTTAACAATATTGATAGAGATAATGTCGAGAACTTGTTTAATTGTATAGCAAAGTATACTATAAGCTACATTTGGATTGATAGAGATAGACATATAAAAACAGATCATCTCTTAGATGATACACCTCAGGAGTCAGTAGGTATACTAAGTGGTACATCTAATGTATTAAGCTATGGCACTTTGTCAGGAGATTTTGACAAATTTTCAGGCGTTAGAGTGAAATATATAAGTTCACTGAATACAAAAGATACAGAACTTTTAAAGATTGATGATATGGTTTTAAATAGCGGAGAGACACCATTCACTGACCAGAAACTAAACAGTAGTAAAGTATGGGATGTACATACAATAGATGTTGAATGTAAAAAGGGAAAGGGTGTAATAACATCATTTTTAAACTATAAGGATAGTATTGATTTTACTGTTGAGACTCAAAAGAAAACTAAAACTACCATAACAGTATATGGAACCGTGGCTGATGAAACATACAATACAATTGAAAGATATAAAGATGACAATAATAAGGATGCTGTTGTTGAAATTGAAAACAGAGTACTTAGGTCTGATATTATATCAACTTATGTTGATGGTTTAGTCAATCTTATGAGTATGAAGAACAATCAAGTATATGCTGAGGGATATATTAACCCAAGAGTAAAGCTTGGGGATTTAATACAACTGCAAGGATATAATATGAATATCAATGATTATTATAAAGTTGTAGGTTTGGAGTATACACTTGGAACAAATTATAGGTGCAAAGCTACAATGATAAAAACAATTGAGACACCTAGAAATGTTGAGGATATTTTATATAGACATAATGAATTATTATTAACAGCTTTGTCTGGAGATAATGTGCTAGGTTCTGAATATCCTGATATAAGTAGTAGTGAAAATGCACGTTGTGAGACAGAACTTGCTGCACCTTTAGCTCAATTAAGGGCTGTATTGTAAAAGAGGAGGATACAAAGAATGGCTAATGCTTTCAGTGATAAAATTACAAAGGACAAGATTAGTTTTGGTAAGAAGTCATATATAAATAATAGTAGTGATTGGGATACAACTAGCGGAACAGTATTATATGGTAGTGACATTGAAATGTCTCCGAATAGTAGATGTAAGACTAGTAAGAGCTTTAATGATGTTAAGGTTGACTACTTGAAGTTCCAAGTAAGACTTGATTCAAATGATCATAGTCTTACAACTGATAATGGTCATGCAGTTACAGGTTTATGTACTGTTACATATATAGATGAAGATAATACAGTACATACTAAGCAGGAGCATTTTTATCCCAAGTATATATTTGAAGATACATACAAGGATGATTATGTAATATTACAGTTAGGAAATGATAAAAAGCTTAGAAACTTAAAGGTGGAACTTATAAATAAAGAAGATGCTACTATAAAAGTTAAAAAGACCAATATGTATTTATCAAGGGTAGTAGATGAAGAAACATTTGATAATTTTAGTAACGAGGAACTGGAAAATGAGGACTATGTTAATAATCTTGCTGATGCTTTAGTTAATAATGAAGACTTTAATGATTATATTGAGGGCAAGTGCAAGTTAGTAATTCCATTAGTAAATAGTCTTCCTGACCCTAGTGAAGTACCTGATGGGTTTATATGTAGACTTAGTTCAATGTGAGGATTAAATTATGGCACAACCTGAAGTATATAGTTTTAACATGGGGAGTAACATAGTAGGAACATTTACAGAAACTGCTGTAGGCTCTGATAAATATAAATTATCAATAAGTGGATATGGTTACATGTATGATGATGCTAGTACAGATTTTACACGTGTAGGAGCACATAATAAAAATTACACGGCATTATTGCCATCATGTGAACAACAATATGTAGAAGTTCCAAGTCGTGTAAAGTCAGTAGCAAAGAGATGCTTTAGAGATTTAGGCAAGCATACTGATGGTGTAGACCAAGTATTGATAGGTGAAGATGTTGAATATATTGATGACCAAGCATTTTATTGTACAAGTTCACTTGGTAATAAATTAAAAAACGTAGCATTATTAGGTGATGAGCCTAAGCTTACAAGACTTGGTAATTTCTGCTTTGAGAACTGTGATGGACTCATTGAAACAATGTTTAGAGGATATGTTGATACAATAGGTGTAAGATGTTTTGCAGGTTGTATGAATTTAGAGTCAATAGGACTTGCTGATGATTATCAATATATAAATACTTATGGTGGACGTGCATTTTGGAATTGTAACAAGCTATCAAGAATAAGTAATAACAATACAATAGTTAGTATAAACCAAGAACTAGAAAATTATACAGAATGTCATAGTTTACAGTTCATAACAATAAGAGACCCAATTGATGAAATATATGATCCATATTCAGAATATATAAATGCTTATGATTTATATGTAGGATTAAATGAAGGTATACAGTGTGATGAAGATGGTTACTTATATACTTATTTAGCTACTCCTTTTGATTGGTATTTTAATGAAGATAAAGTACATTGGAAGAGTGACATTCATCGTCATATAATACAAATAACTCCTTTTAGTGTTTATGTATATGACAGAGGAAATATAATAGAACTACATGGTTATGATGAGGGTGACTTACCAGTACTACATGAAGGACAATGGAAGTATCTTAATGTAGCAAGGTCTTCTGATAATAGAAATTATAGTAATGTTCACTTTCTACATAATGGTACATGGTACCAAATTAAATACTAATTGAAGAACATTGACACCTCTAAGTTATTCCGATAGAATATAGCGGATTGACTTGGAGGTGTTTATTATGATATGTTATAAAACTATGCTTGGTCAGGCTTATTGTGGAGATAGCCATGAACTCATTGTAAATGAGTTGGAAGATGAGTCAGTAGATTTAGTAGTAACAAGTCCTCCTTTTGCTTTATTGAGACAGAAGGAGTATGGAAATGAGAACCAATATAAATATATTGATTGGCTTTGTGAATTTGCAGAATTATTATTACCAAAGTTGAAAGACACAGGTTCTTTGGTAATTGATTTAGGTGCTGCATATAATAAAGGAGAGCCAACTTATAGTTTATATCAGTTTAAGACTTTGATTAAGTTATGTGATGAAGTTGGTTATAAGCTTGCACAGCCTTTCTATTGGCATAATACAAGTGCTTTACCTGCACCAATAGAATGGGTGAATAAACGTAAGGTTAGATGTAAGAATAGTGTAAATACAATTTGGTGGTTAAGTAAGACAGCTAATCCAAAAGCTGATGTTACAAAGGTATTAACTCCATACAGTGATAGAATGAAGAAGTTACTTAAGAAACCTGATGAATTCTTTACTGAGGGAGCAAAAAGACCAAGTGGTCATACAATGGGTGGAAGTTGGACAAATGATAATGGTGGAGCAATACCACCAAATGTTCTGATGATACCTAATAGTGAGAGTAATAGTCTATATTTGAGAGGGTGTAAACATGTAGGTGTTAAAGGTCACCCAGCAAGATTTCCAGAAGCTATACCAAAGTTTTTTATTGACTACTTAACTGATGAAAATGATTTAGTGGTGGATATTTTTGGTGGATCAAATACCACAGGAATGACATGTGAAAAGTTAGGTAGAAGATGGAAGAGTTTTGAATTGAACAAAGAATATGTAGCCTCTTCAGTATTCAGATTTGTGAATGACATTGAAGAGACTACACAGTATTATAATATGATTATGAATGATGAAGTAATTGACTTCAGTAGTTTAGACTAATGTGTCAGGGTCTACAGGTGTATCAGCATAAGGATATACTTGTAGACCATTTTCTTTAACAAATTTTACAGGTATCTTTGGGTTATTACCCTCTTTGCCTTGATTAACATAGGCATTTTCCCATTTAGTAAATAAAGGTTCTAATTGTTGAGGAGTCATAACATATATAGATTGCAGTTCAAGGTCTTCATAAATAGCAAAAGACCAAGGTACTTGTCTATATTTGTTTAGAATGTGCTCATTTAAGTGATGATTGGTACTAAAGCCTTGTGCTGTAGTAGCAATGTTTATTGATTTCATTTCCCATTCTTGACCAGATGCTGAGACAGCGTCGTTACCTTCTCTACCGGGAAGTACATCAAAATTAAGCAATATAAGTTGCTGAAGTATTTTAGCTCCATTGTCTTGGAATATATCATCAATACCATAAGACTTAGCAAGGTCAGCAAGGTTATTGAGATTGTTCCAAAGATTATCAAGTTGGGCTACTGCTGCTCTGTGTTCAGGACTATTGAATTCAAACATAGTATCTCCTTTTTAAATTAATTGACAAGTTAATATGTATTATTGCACTTTTGATAACCTACTTTCAAGGCTTTGAAGTGATAAGATTGTACTTTTTAAAGTTATGGAGGTAAGAAGTGTATGAATAACAGTAGTTTAGTAGTGCATACTAATTTGAGTCCAAACTGTACAAAGCCTAGGGATCATGTAATTGACACAATAACAATTCATTGTACTGCAGGTCAGTGTACAGTGGAGAGCTTAGGAAAGATATTTGAGAAGTCAGAGAGAAAAGCAAGTAGTAATTATGGAATAGATAAAGATGGCAGAGTTGGTTTATATGTAGAGGAATGTAATAGGTCATGGTGCAGTAGTAATAGAGCTAATGACATGAGAGCAATAACAATAGAGGTATCAAGTGATAGTACAGATCCTTATAAAGTAACAGATAAAGCATTAGATACACTGGTTGTTTTATGTGCTGACATTTGTAAGAGAAATGGAATAAAGAAATTAGTTTGGTCAGTTAATAAGAATGATAGAATCAACCATTTGAATGGTTGTAATATGACAGTTCATAGGGACTTTGCGAACAAGGCTTGTTGTGGAGAATATCTCTACGGAAAACACGGGTGGATAGCTGCACAGGTTAACAAGCTATTAAGCACAGGAGAAACTGAAATGGCTATAAAGAAAAAGAAAGTAAATATGAGTGTTAATGAGATTTATAAGTATTTTATAGGTAAGTCATTAACTAATGCAGGTGTTGCAGGTTTATTAGGAAATCTTAATGCTGAGTCAGGGTTAAGAGCTAATAACATTCAAAATTCTTATGAGAAAAAAATAGGAATGAATGATGAGCAATATTGTGATGCAGTTAATAGTGGAGCATATAGCAAAGAAAAGTTTGTGAATGACAAAATAGGGATGGGGCTGGCTCAATGGACTTTTTATACTCGTAAACAAAAATTATATGAATATGCAGAGTCAATAGGACACTATATAGATAGTACAGAGATGCAGGTACAGTTTTTATATAAAGAATTATGTGAGAATTATGGCTCAGTATTAAAAGTATTAAAGACATCTAACGATGTGAAAGAGTGTTCAGATTGTGTATTAACTCAGTTTGAGAAACCAGAAAATCAGTCAGATGCAGTAAAACAAACTAGATATAATATGTCTTTATCAATTTATACTAAGTATAAGACAGATAACAATAATGTATCAACAAATAAAGAAGTTCCATTTCTTGTAAAGGTTAATATAGATAACTTGAATATAAGAGAGGGAGCAGGAACAAAATATAATAAGAAGGGAAAGATACCAAAGGGTACTTATACAATAGTAGAAGTACAGAATAATAATTGGGGTAAACTCAAAAGTGGTTTAGGGTGGATCTGTTTAGATTATACAGAGACAGTATAAGAGAAAGGAGAATATCATTATGATAGTATCAGAACAGAAGAGAGGAAAAGGAGTAGGCTTTGAAAGGCTTCGCAGAATCACAGGTTATCTCACTGGTAGCTTAAGCACTTGGAACAGTGCTAAGAGAGCAGAGGAAAGAGATAGAGTAAAACATGCATAACATTAAAATATGAAATCAATATCAAGTAACCCTAGTGTGAAAACATTAGGGTTATTTTTATGTGACTTCACAGTTCAAAGTCATTAACCTTACAAGCTACCTATTTATGATATAAGTCTGTCACATCCACTAAGTAAGGAGTAAACAAAATAACTAACTTAATTTGAAATAGGACAGAGGATAAAGAATAAGAGCTTATAAATATAGTCATATAGATTGGGAGAACATAAAGGGAGGATAAGCAGAGTCAGTCAGACACATATAATGAGCCAGTCAGACACATATAAGCAGAGAGCAGGATATTTTGAGAGATGGTAGGATAAGCAGAGTATTGAGTAAGATATTTTGAGTTTAAGAGAAGTGTTTACAATTTATCAACCAATAAAAAGCATAAATAGATTTTACAGACTATTAAAGGTTATCAGCTGTGTTGCAAGCCAATAAGACTATGTAACACAGCTGTTTTTTATACCCCTTAGAGATTTCCAAGGAGGTATATAGGAAGAAATGAATAAAACTATTAATAAGAATAATGAGGCAGCTGTATCAGAAGAATTAATAAATAGTTTATTAGAGATTTTTGTAACAGAGTTTATTAACAAAGAGCTTGATGCCTCTAATACTCAGCGTTACACTTCATATCCAATTAGTGAGACAAAGGAGGATAGCATAGATGGAACAAATGTTCAGTAGCCCATCATCAATAAAAAGGGTATGTGCTTATGGAAGAGTATCAACAAAGCATGAGGAACAAGAGTCATCATTAGAGACTCAGCATTTGTTGTTTAACAGATGGATAGAAACTCATAAGTCACAAGGATATGAACTTGTGAATGAGGTTTATGAGCAAAAGACAGGTACCTTAGTAACTAAGAGACCAAAGTTTCAACAGATGATAGAGGATGCAAAGCAGGGTGAATATGATTGTTTGTTGTTTAAAGACTCTAAGCGTTTCAGTAGAAACATAGAGGACTTCCTTGTAATAGTAAGGGAGTTAAATGTGCACAATGTGCAGATAATATTCATCACTGAGGGTTTAGTGGTTAGTAATGAGACAGACAGAACAAACTTAGCTTTATTAGGTGCAATGTCAGAGAACTATTCAAATGCACTTCATAGTAATTTACAGACTTCATTAAGAATGAAGTTTAATTCTCCATTAGGAAGAGTACCAGGGGATGTATATGGGTACAAAAGGGTAAAAGGGGATTCATCACAAGCAATTATAATACCAGAGCAAGCATACATCATAAGAGAGTTGTTTAACAGATATGCAGATGGTGAGGGTATTGCAAGTATTGCACAAGACTTCATAGACAGAGATATAAGAACATATAGAGGAGGCAAGATGAGCATGTTTGCACTAAGAAGATATATTAGAAATCCTCTATATAAAGGCTTATTAGTAATGAACAAATATAGCAAGCCATCAGTTAGAGATAAACGTGTTCAGAACAACAGTGAGGATTGGGTTTATAGGGAGAGACCAGACTTACAGATAGTAGATACAGAGCTATGGGATAAATGTAACAGTATCATGGATAAAAACAAAAAGAAGATGGATGAATATACCAATGGAAAGATTGGATATAAACCAAACATTTTATCAAATAAGCTACTGAGCAAAGTTGTGGTTTGTGGGTGTTGTGGAAGGAACTATAACAGAAAAGAGAGTCATCATAAGGATTCATCTAAGAGATACATCTATTTAATGTGTGGATATAAGAAGTATAACAAGAAGAACCAAGCAAACTTGCAAGTGTGCACAAATGAGCAGGTAATTAGGCTTGATTACATGACAAAGATTTTGAGTGAAGTGATTAAGAGCATACTGGAGAGCAGTGATAGTTTAGAGGATCAGGTACAAGCTAAGATAGCTAACATTCTGAAAGAAAGAAATAGAAAGAGTGATAGTTTATCAACAGAGAAGTCATTAAAAGAGGCAGAGGAAAGACTAAAGAGGATAGTTGAGTTATATAAGGATGGTCTAGTAGGAAAAGATGAATACAGGGAGGCTAGGGATAAGGTCAAGGAGCTTAAGAGCCTTAGTAATGTGCACAGTGTGCAAATAAGTAAAGAGATGATACATGAGCTAACAGATAAGTTTATAGGAAACTTAAGTAATATCATCAGTGAGAGCCTTGTAGATGAAGGTGGAGTAGATACAAAAGCATTTAATAGATTGTTTGACAAAATAGTAATAAATGATGGTCAGATGGACATAATATTTAAGGCTTTAGGTAGTAAGCAGGTGGAACCAATAGAGTTAAAGCTTGCAGATTTGCAGAATGTGCAGGTATTTGTACCAATAGTTGATAACCAGCTTAGTAGTTGTAAATCATTGGTACAAAGAGAAAAAAGACATAAGAAAGCTAAGTGGACAGCAGATAGGACAAGTGAGTTTATTCAGTTAGGATCAGAGGATTTCAATGGAAAGCTAACAAACCAAGTGATAATAGGTAAAAGAAAAATGAAGATAAGAGTATACATTGTGTGATTTTTAGGTAGCTACTGGTTAGAGGTTTAATCAGTAGCTACCTTTTGTTTTATCCCCATTCTTGTCAATAAAATGATAAGTAGTAGTTATTTTTTATATATTAAATAAGTAGTGTAAAACTGTATAAAAAATAATGTATATCATACAGACTCACCTTGTGTAATTTGGGGGTGGTCTAATTAAACAGATTGGAGGATACAAAGAATGATAGTAGGATATGCACGTGTGAGCACATTGGAGCAGAACACAGAGAGACAAGATGTAGCATTAAAGGAATTAGGATGTGAACGTATCTATATTGATAAGTTTACTGGTGCTACATTAGACAGACCAGAATTTATTAAAATGATGGACTTTGTGAGAGATGGAGATACTTTGATAGTCAGTGAATATAATAGATTAAGTCGTAGTACTATTGATTTATTGACAACATTACAAAGTTTAGAGAGTAAGGGTGTAGTAGTTAAGTCTATTAAAGATAATTTTGATACATCAACACCTCAGGGTAAGTTCATATTAACAGTATTTGCAGGTTTGGCAGAATTTGAGAGAAGCTTAATGAAACAGAGACAGGCAGAAGGAATAGAGAGGGCTAAGCTTGCAGGTAAGTATAAAGGCAGAAAACCTAAAGAATATGACAAAGAGATATTTGATGAAGTCATGAAAGGTTTAGCTGATAAGAGTATGTCAATAACAGATGCAAGTAAGAAGTTAGGTGTAACAAGAGCTACAGTGTATAGCATTCTTAAGAAAGTGGGGTAATACTAATGAGTAAGCAAAATAATCATATGAAATGGATACCAAAGCAAGGTAATGTAGTGGAATGTAGTCATTGTGGTGGAAGAATGTCATGGAAATATTTATATTGTGGCTTCTGTGGTTATGAAGCTGACAATCCAGAGTATGATGATAGTTTAGATGATGAAGATGAGGAATAACATCAACCAATAAACGACATAAGTATATTTTCAAGACTATAGTAGATGAAATGATTAAGAACATAGCTAGTAGGACATAACAGGTATGTAGTTTATAGGAAAGCAGATCACTAATAAGATGATGTTAAAAATAGACTAGTTGATAAAAGGGTGATATACATCAGAAGAAATTGAAAAAGACTAGTTGATAAATGATATACATATTTCATAGCAGTATAGTAAAAATGAAGTGATAATATCAGACCATAATAAGCATAAATAGGATTTTGTGACTATTATAGGTAGAAAGAGAAAGCAATATTAAAAATAATCAATTCATTAGTGATAAGAATAAGGTGATAAATCAAACATCAATAAGCATTAGTATGATTTTGTGACTATAGTGAAATAAGTTAGGAGGTACCTAGTTATGAATCATTTATTATTGTATGAGCTTATATTTTTAGAATGGGGATACAAGACCAAGTGGACAAGATATGAATTACAAGAAATAGAAGCATTGAGAATTAAACTAATACTGGAGGATAGATACAATGTTCATAACTTTGTTAAAGCGTTGGGCAATTATGGTTTATTGGAACTACTTGAAGTAGATGATAACTTGGCGTTACAATTAGCCTCCACTTAAGGAGGGTGGTAATATGTATATAGACTTACCAACAATAATAACAATTCTGGTTCTTGTAAAAAGTTATGTAGTAGTAATATTTATTACTTGGTGGCTTTGTAAAGGAAGAAAGGAAGCAAAGAAGTTAAAGAAGTTACTAAAGGAATTAGTTTAAGTGAATAGGTTTTAATTGAGAGGCACCAGCTGATATATGAATTATCAGCTGGTGTTTTTGTTATGCAGCTGATTTTACAGCTGTATTTGTATAAAAAAGAAAAAAGAGCAAATGAAAGAGAGGTATCGAACATATGTACGATTACAAGGTGAGAATAATAAGACTTCAAGGTGAGTCAATTAGTGCTTCTTTTGAGGATAAGAAGGGAAGAATAACAGGTTCTTATTGGATAAATCTTAAAAAAGGTTATGTAGTTGATTGTTATACTAAAGAACGCACAAAGTTAGAGGGTATTAACTATATGGTAGAAGCTATCAGCATTAGAGATGTAATAATAAATTTCAATGGCATAGTATATGAAGAACTAATACTTAAGAAGTGATATAGATTCATAGAGTTAATCCTTCGCTTTTATTTTAAGTAGGATTAAGGCCATGAAATAGGCATATAAGTGAATAGTGAGTAGTTAATAAATAAGTAAATAATATTTCAATAGTAAAGGAGAAAAGCATTATGAAAGTTAAGAGTTTTTTAAATGGTGGTATAAATAACCTTCTTAGAGAGACAACAGGTCTTCATATTGAAGCACTGCCACAGACAGAAATCATCACAGTAGAACGTGGTGAAAAGAAACCTGTAGTTATAGACACAAAGACAGGAAGTTTTGGATATAGTCGTGTAAGTCTATTAGCTAAGAATCATCAGGTTGTAAATGGTCGCAGTGTTGTTAAGTGTGATGTAGCAAATCACATGACTACTATACCTCTTGCTTGTTTAGCAGGTGTTGTAGAACACATTCTAGTGAATCACATGACAGAATGGGATTGCATGTATGGTTTACATGTTAATCACATAGATGGATGTGGTAACGAAAATGTATGTGGTCAGAGAAATGATAGGCTTTACAATTTAGAGCTTGTCAGTGCAAATGAGGATGAGATTCATATAGGAGCTCTCAGAAGATTGAATGATATTTATGAAGGAAAGAGAAAGTTTGGAGTATCAGCTACAGATAAAGAGCTGGTTAACTTCATAAAGTATCATACTCCATTAGAGATAATGGCTTTTGTAAAGAAACAAGAGATAGAGAAAGACAATAGGGGATATGAGTATATTGGACAGGCTGCTATCAAATTAAGAGAGTGGAAACAGAGATGGTCAGACTTAGAGACAGATAGGTTACTTAGAGAAGCAGCTATATAAAAGGATGGTATAAAAATGGGTATGGCAATACAGGTAATAATAGCAATGACATTAAGTATTTGGATGCATGGTTTCATAAATGGTTTTTATAAGTAAAGGAGGATACAGATATGACACTAGTTATGATAATGAGATTTACAGTTGTTGCAATAGTTGGAGTCATAATATTTGGATGGATCATCAGTGGAATAATAGCTGATGATAAATTCGATAGAATTAACTACTACGAGTTTATGGCTAATCAATGGAGGAATACTCCTCGAGGTAAATACTTTGAGGAAAAGCTTAGACAACTTGAAAAATAAAAATGGTTGTTACCTGATTTCAAAATTAGGTATGGCACTAAACTATTTAATATTGTGACCAATTTGGTCACTTAAATGTGATATTAAGTAGTTTTTAATTGTAGGGTTAAGGGAACAGATGAATTTAAAGAAAAAAGTCTGATCAATGATTAAGCAATGATTAAGAATTGATTAATTATTGGTCAGACTATAGTCAAGGAGGATTAAGAATGGAAGACAATGATAATAAAAACTTGTTAGACCTTGAAAGAAAACTACAAACTCTTTTTCAATATGAGAAAGAGCTTGCAAAGGAGGCAAGGAATGAAAGTCATAGGGAAGATATTATAGAAGATGAAATAAGTAACATTAAGAAAAGAATTGAATGTTTAGAACATCAGGTGAGCATGTTAGAAAAGAAAAGCTCACCTGAACTGATTAATCACAGGACACTAAGTCCTGTGGAAATAGCAGAGTTAAAAGAGAAACTCAGTTGGAGTCAATTAAGTAAGTATTTGAAGTGTAGTATTTCTACATGTCAAAGACTTGTAAGAAAAGGAAGGGAGCAAAGAGATGGTAGATAAAGAGAAATTAAGTGTAGGTCAGGCAATGATGAATAAGCTTAATGAAATATTAGGTTACTCAAAGAACAATGAAAGAAAGCTTATTGTTCTGAATAACCAGAACAGAGAACTATATCAGATGCTGCAGGGTATGTACAAGATGAACATCAAGTCACAAATACCCTACATGACACCAAAACAGTTGGTGTCATTGATGCATAGGGGATGGACAGTAGAGGAATTAAGTGCATTATCAGGATATTCAATAGAGGAAGTAAAGAAAAAGATAACAGGATATAAAAATGTATAAAGCATGGAGGTGATAAAAATGAGGCTACTGTATTCAGATGAAATGAAGCAAAAGGTCAGGGGTTTATTAAAAGGTGGCACAGTTAAAGGTTTAGTGTTATTTGAGACAGAGACAGCAGAGGTAGTAGATATAGTCACTAGTGTACAAGAAGCAAGAATGTTTTGTGTGAATAATAACATGAAAGATGATACAAAGTATGCCAGTGTACTAATTAACTTACAGGAGGTAGTAGCATAAATGACAGTTGGGGAGCTAAAGAAGGTACTTGATAATTTTGATGATAGCTTAAGTATTAAGTACAAAGATGATTTTGGTAGTAGTTTATCAGATATATGTAGAGCAGAGAAGATTAAAGAAAATAACAAAGATGCAGTACAGTTATTCAGTAAGGGAGGATACAAAGCATGTTTGAGATAGTTGGGTTGATTGGAGTGATACTGTTGAACAGATACTTAAAGTATAAGGAGGATAACTAATATGCTAATAGGTGTTAAGCGTGATGAAAGTGGTTGTTTAGTTCCTTCTTTTGAGGGTACACCAGAAGAAATAAAAGAACTTAATAGATCTCTTAGAGATAGAAATAAAGGTACAGTAGAAAGTGATGCAGAGGAAGAATTTGATAAGTATGCACCAGAGAATGAAGAGGAATACAAAAAGATGTTATTATGCAGTATTGATTGCATGGACATAGATTATGGAGAACTTGGTTTATAACTTAAAAGTGAATATAAGTGTAAATTAAAATTTGTTGATAAGCTCATGTACACTAGAAAATATCCTTTGTTGGTTGCGTCCCCAGCAAGGGATATTTTCATGTTGACAGTTTAATAGGTCAGCGTTCCAATAGCCTCTAGTAAATAGTGCTGTTAGCAAAATAAGGAGGTTAATTATGGAGGCTAATAATTTATTACAAAGTGAAATCAGTGGACTGGACAGTAGAATAAAGTGGATTGAAACAGATGTTATTAAGATTAGAGATTTGGTTTCAATGCTAAAGCGTTCAGTAGAAACTGATGTAGACGAGTCTGTTAAAACTGTATTAAGCATTGTAGGTGAAGATTGTGAGAGAATTTTAGTGAATGATATACCTGATTTGAATAAGGTCATCACTAAGATTGAGAAGTTGTCAGAGGTTCAGGAAACAAAGCCAAGACAGAGAAGATCATCAACAAATAGAAAGCCTAGGACAAAGAAAGAGGATAGTGTAATAGATATTGTAGACACTATGATAGATAAAGAGAAACAGGCAGCTAATGAGTGAGTTTAATTGATTAAAATAATATTCAGATTGTTTATTAAGAGGGCACCTAACGGTGCCCTTTTCGTTTCTCTTTAAACCTTTTCATTAAAACTTTCCTGCAATATGGTCATAAGTTGGTTCATATGAAAATTATCCTCGAATATATGGTAAAAATAAAAACACTCAGTAAATTTCATTGATAAACATGGGGGATAACATGGCTATTACCTGCAAGTTGAAAATATAGTCATTGCATTTGATTTTAAAGAGCTTTACATAAAAAACACTATATTAGAGTAAAAAATGGGAGACACTAAGTAAAAATGGTGTCTTCCTTTTTTATAGCCTTGTGTAGATAAGTAAATATTAAATTATAGAAAGGAGTGGGCATTTTGAATAAAAAGAATAGAGCAAATAAAAGAGATGCAAGGTACAGTGTGGTGCCTACTCAAGGACAGAGGAAGCAAAAGAAAAAGTCTTTATATAGTGATGATAAAACTAAGATGCATGAAGTAGCTCATATGAAAGGTAGAAAAGGATATGCTGAGCAATGTAAGACAGCAGGTATTTTTTATCAAGTATGTGCACTAATAAGAAAATATAGAACAGAGAACCCAGATACATCTGCTTTAGATGTTTATACAATGTTACATGAACATTATAATGGGTTTATTTTTGACAAGGATCCTAAGCAAATATGGGGTTCTAATTTTATGAAAACAATACAAGAAGAACCTGCATGGTGTCAGGCTTTTTATTGTAATAAGGATACTCTTAAGGAAATAGCAAGACAGAGAGTATATGAAGTAATCACTAAGGAAGATATAGATGATGCTGTAGCATTAAAGGCTTATGACGTGATTATGAAATATGAGCAAGATGATAAAGATAATATTAGTACAGATGATGAAATGTATATAACATTTGGTTTTGGAGCAAAAACAAATGAATAAATATATTGATTTAAGTAATTTAATATGTGATACATTTCAAGAGCCAATAGAGAACATTATTACTTGTAAAGTTGACAGAGCAGTATTAAAGGGTGGTCGTAATAGTACAAAGTCTCAGAGTGTATCAGAAGCAATAGTAGTAGGCTGTATGGTTTATAAGGCAAGTGCAGTAGCAATTATAAAACATGCAAATAAGATAGATGAGAGACTGGTTAGTACTTTTAGGGATAGCATAAAGTATTTAGGAGTAGAGAAATATTGGAAGTTAAGGAAAGCACCATTTGAGTATGTATTACTTGATAAGAATGGTAAAGAGACAGATAAGAGTATTAAGTTTACTGGTGCTGATAATCCTGAGCTTATAAAGTCATATAAACCTCGTAGTGGTGGTGGATTTAGATACATTTGGTTTGAAGAAGCTACTAACTTCAATGGAATAAATGAGATAAATAATATAAGTGACACAATGGGTCGTGGTGATGGAGACCATTGTACTATATTGACTTATAACCCACCAAAGCAGACAAGTAACTGGGTAAATAAAGAATATGAAGCTCCTTGTGGTAAGATACTTGGCTTTGATGATGACATTTATAAAGAAGAATTACATATAGAAATAAATGGTGAACAGCATAAAATATTACAGCTTGTTCACCATTCTACTTATTTAGATGTTATAAATGCTGGTCATTCTAATTGGTTAGGCATTTCATTTATAGCAAGAGCAGAACAGGCAAAGAAAGATAATAACATTTATTATAGGTGGAATTACTTAGGAGAAGTCATTGGTACAGAAGCAAATGTATTTAGTAATGTTGTTAGTTGGCAATATGACGAAACAATGCACTTCTATGAGATAGATAGAGGGCTTGATGTAAGTAATGGGGGTCAGGATCCATGGGCGTATGGTAACTGGTTCTATGACAGAAAGAATAATAGTTTGTATTGTTTAGATGAATTTAAGCTTAATGGTGGAGCTTCTATAGAGCAAGTTGCAGTTAACATAAAGAGTAAGAATGAGTTGAATATGAACTTTTATATTGATAGTGCTGTACCAACATTTAGAAAGCTATTACAAAATCAAGGATTAAATGTACTTCCTGCAAAGAAGGGTAAGGATAGTGTGGCTGCTGGAATACTTTGGTTACAGAGTCTTTCAGCAATATATATTGATAAGATGCGTTGTCCTGAGACTTATAAAGAGTTTAAGGAATATGAGTACTTAATTGATAAGGAAGATAACATTACAAGTGAATTGGTTGACGCTAATAACCATTTCATAGATGCCTGTCGTTATGGCTTATGTATGAAGATTAAATATATTTAAGGAGGGATATGTAAATGTCAATTGATTTCTATAGACTATTTTCAAAAGGTCAATATGACACAGACTTCAGTTTCTTGAACTCTGGTAGTGATTTTCCATCAAAAGAAGTAGTAGGTCGTAACATTGTATACAATTACAGACACAAGCAATATAGTGGCGAGTATGCATATAATAAAAGACTTATAGCACGTATACAAGATAGAGAGCAGGAGATACCTTACAAGGTTATCTCCCTTAATTATTTTAAGCTACTTTCAAATAAGATGACAGATCTTGTATTGAATAATGACATAACAGTTAAGTCAGGGGATATAAAGCGTGATAAGGAAATCATGAGTTTAATTGAAAGAACAAACTTTGTTGATGGAATTAGACGTGCTTTTAAAATGGGTACAGAGTATGGTGATGTGTGCATAAAGACTTCACGTAAAGGCATTTCCCCTTTTTCTCCCCTTCATGCTTTTAAAGTTGTAGATAAGAGTAATACAAATAACACAAAGGCTATTGTTATTTATGAACTTTTGTATGATGAGGGTGATAGCACTAAAACTTATAGATATATAAGATTTGAAGTTCATGTAGACGGAAAGATATTTGAAATAGTCAAGCAGTATGATAGTGGACTCTATAATGGCAAGTATGGTGGACGTATAGGAAATGGTATTGATTTCCTTTATAAAGGTAGAACTATACCAAAGGATGGTATTTGGTATGATACGGGAATAGTTGATAGCAAGTTAGTTCAATGGATAAGCATAAATACTGAGGATGATGGTGTTTATGGTTCATCAGTATATCAAGATATAGAAGACATTGTGTATGCAATTGAACAAAGATTGAGTGTAAATCAGCACTTACTTGATAATAGTATGACTCCTTTCCTTGTTGTTGGTATGGATATGATTGATACTGACCCTGTAACTGGTAAAAGATCATTGAAGTTAGTTAATGGAACTTATATGGTGTCTGCTGGGGATACAGATGTAAAGAGTGTTGAGCTTAATTATAACTTAAGTAACAGTGAGAACATGTTAGGAATACTTAAAGAGTTCTTATATGAACTTAGTGAAATGGGTAAAACATTCTTATCAGGTGAATACACAGGAAATATAAGTGAAGAGACTTTAAATAATACAATTAAGTCAGCTATTGATAAAGGTAATAGGCTTATAAATGAAATGTATTATGGTTTCAGAGATGCACTTTATACATTATGTAAATTAAATGGCATTGATGTAAAAAGAGAAGACATTACACTTGTGTTTAATGTAGGTAGAACTGATGATGATAAGGCAGTTGCTGATGTATGTACTACTTTAGTTACTAATGGAATTCTTTCTAAGGCTACAGTTAGAGAGAAGTATTACGGATATAACAAAGAGCAGAGTGACAATGAAGATAGACAAATAGCCATTGAGAATGGTGAGACCCTGCAAGATATTGAAATTGAGAACAATGATAATGAATTAATTGGTTCCAATGAAGAAATTTTTAACATAGAAACAAAGGAGGATAAAACAAATGAAGTTGAGTGATATCTTAAAGAAAGTAGGAATTGACTTGGATGCTGAAATTGATGAGGCCAAACAAGAGACATCTGAGGAAATAGGAAAGAGTAATAAAAACAAAGAGGAAGTTATTGATGATGCTACTTCTGATAAAAAGGAAGTAACAAAGGAAGAGTCAAAAGAAACAGTAGAGGATACAAAAGATACACAGGAGGAAGTTAAAGTGGAGCTTAAATTTGATGATAAGACTGGTTTATTTGATTTAAAGGGCATTGAGGATGCTGATATTAAAGCAGTATTACAGAGAGCTAATGACTACACTGTTAGAACTGCCAACAATGTAAAGATTGAGAAAGCATTTAGTGAGAAGCTTTCTGGTCTTAAGATTAGAAAAGGTATCACTGATGAAGTTATTAAGAAGATGATTAACTTTGATGATATCAAGGTTGATGGTGATAAAGTCATTGGACTTGATGAAGCTTTTGAAACTTTACAGAAAGAACAGTCTGGACTATTTGTTACACGTCAACAGAGTGAGAGTACACCAATTCTTGAGGGATTTAACCCTGTTGAGAATAATGATAGTAACTCTTCATTAAATGCAAGTCTTGCAAGTCTTGCAGCTAGTCTTGGTAGTAATAATTAATATTACATATATAAACTAAGGATTCTTTAATATTGAAAGGAGAAACTTATGGGAACTTTGAATAAGTCAACATTATTTCCTGCTCAGCTTACAGGAGAACTTCTTAACCTTGTAAAGGGCAAGAGCTCACTTGCCAAGTTAAGTGGCCAGGCACCAATAGCATTTAATGGTACTGAGATATTCACATTTAACTTTGATAAGGAAGCTGACATTGTAGCAGAGTCTGGAGCAAAGGGTGTAGGTGGTGCTACAGTTGCTCCTGTAACTATTGTACCATACAAGATTGAGTATGGTGTTCGTGTATCTGATGAATTTGTTTATGGTTCAGAGGAAGCACGTATTAATTACCTCAAGGCTTTTGCTGATGGTTTTGCTGCTAAGGCTGCTAGAGCTATTGACATTATGGCTATGCATGGTCTTAATCCTCGTACTGGTTCTGCTTCAACAGTTGTAGGTAATAACCATTTCGATTATGCTATTCCTGCTGCCAATAAGGTAACTTATAATAGTACTGATCCTAATGCCAATGTTGAAGAGGCAGTTGGTAAGGTACAGGGTGCAGAGTATGAAGTTACAGGTATGGCTATGTCACCTGCATTCAGAACTGCTCTTGCTTCACAGACAAGACAGGATGGAACACCTTTGTTCCCTGAACTTGCATGGGGTTCACAGCCTGATGTTATTAAGGGTCTTCCTGTTGATACCAATAGTACAGTTGCTTTTGGTGATGATACAAAGGATGTAGCCATTGTAGGTAACTTCCGTGACTACTTCAGATATGGTATTGCAAAGGATATTGGTATCAAGGTCATTGAATATGGTAATCCTGACAATGATGCAAATGCTGGAGACCTTCAGGGTCACAATCAGGTTTATCTCCGTGGTGAGATGTACGTAGGATATGGTATCCTTGTACCTGAAGCATTTGCTGCAATAGGAAATTTTCAGTAAGCCCATCAGTAGCAGTTGAACCTGAGGATGGTGAGACTGTCCTCTTTGATAAGGCTGTTAGTGATATGCAATCAAATTTAAGTGTATCAGGTGATACAATCACCGGTACACTTAAATTTATAGAAGGAGGTCTTGCTGAGTCAGGACCACTCGCTGGTGATGGGCATTTCATGGCATTAAAATTCTTACCTGTAAATGGTGAGTGGAGTGACTTTGACTCTGTTAAAGTAGGACTTGACCCTTCTCAAGGTACAGGGCTTGTTGAAATACTAAATGACCCTGATAAGAATGGTGTATTCAAGGTTACATCTACAGAGCAAGAGTTTGTAGTTGAAACAACTATAGATGACGTTACTAATCTAAAATATTATAACTTAGAAGATTTATATCTTGAACCTCAACCTTCAACTGGTATAGACCCTTCAATAACTGAGATAGACCTTGAGGATGCAGATGGTGCAGGACTTACATGGGAGCCTGAGACTGGTGTATATACATCATCAGGATTAACATATGCAAGTATTCAGTATATGAGTGTCTATGTTGAAGATGGTGTAGAGCTTACTGAAGTTAAATTAAATGGAGATAGCTTAACAATAGGTTCACCTTCATCTAACATGTATAGCTTTACAATACCTGCTGGATTAGTTGTAGGAGACAATACATTAACATTTAAAACACTTGATACTAATGGTGATACATTGAATTATACATGGAATGTTGTTTATGGTGGTATTAATCCATTAAAAAATATAAATAATAACAACAGTATTAGTATAGATAAACCTTTTACTAATGAACAGGGTACTAATTCAGGACATGTAGCAAATGATCAATTATCTGGAACATTTTATGTTGAGTTAGTTAGCTCTGATTATTATGTAAAGGATGTATTATATGAAACTGCTTCACATTCTCCTGAACATCCAACAATAACTAATATGGGAGATAACGAGTATTCATTTAATTACTCATTTGATGCAGATCCTACTACATTAAGAGTAACTATAGGTGATGCTGTTGGTAGTCATTCAGATTGGATTTATGACTTTGATTTAGATATTGAATTAGCAACACATAAACCTTTCCAAACAAATTATGAATTTGAGGTTAAACATTATAATGGTCAACAAACTCCTCCAATATATGGTGCTATTGTAATTCCTGTATTAGGTCAATATAAGTATAATGTTAACTTACTTAATTTTGATGCATCTACAGAAAAAAGAACTAAGTATGATTGGATAGTAGAATCTGACTTGTCAGATCCATCAGATTTGTCATCACATATCAATCAGTTTAGAACTGGTAGTCTTAGAATGTATCTCATTGATGAAAATGATAATGAAATTGAGGCTACAACTGAAATAGTCAAAGAAACTGAAACAATGCTTCATGCTACAGTTGATTATACTAGAGGAGCTAATGGAACAGTTCCTGTAGCATGTATATTTAGATTCTATGACAAAGTAAACGAGAAACAAGTATCAGTAGCTTTGCAAGTAAGCTCAACATAATAAAAAATTAGAGGAGGCTTGGCTGTTGTGAGCCTCCTCTTTTTTAAAGGAGGATAAACAATGCAGAGTGTGGTTCAAACCATTGTTGATGCAAGTAATAAAATAGTTGCTGATAATGACAACTTTGATGATATATATGATGCTTTAGTAGCTAAGGGTCAGAGTCCTGTTGAGGGTGATAGAACTACTTATGCTCCTTGCATTGCTAATTTGAATGAAGCAGGTAGCTTTCAGAGTAAGACAATAACACCAAGTGCAAGTCAACAAGTAATTACAGCTGATAGTAATTATTTAGCACTAGAACAAGTTACTGTTGCAGGTTCAGAATATTTGCTGCCTGAAAATATAAAACAGGGTGTCACTATTTTTGGAGTGACTGGCACTTATACAGGTGATTAACAATATATAAGGAGGATATGCATATGTCACTAGTAGTAGGAACAAATGCTTATGCTAATGTAAGTGAATATGATGTACTTATAGGCGAGAGATTTATGAGTACTAATCCTATTAGGAAGTATTGGATATCATTAAATCAAGCTGATAAAGAGAATTTAATTGTAGGAAGTACACTTAAGTATGACAATGACACAATGTTATATAAAGGTGTGAAGCAAGATAAAAATCAACCACTACAATTTCCAAGAATTATAAATAATTCTGATATAGTGGAGGCTAATGATAATATCAAAATAGGCATTTTAATACAGGGTTGTAAAGATTCAATGTTAGAGGGTACTACAGAGGGAGAGATGTTAGCCAATGGTGTGAAGTCCTTTGCTGATGGTACAGGTGCAAGAATAGAATTTGATAATACATCAACTTCTAAGAGTTTCACAGCTAGGTTGAGTAATGGAATAAATAAAGATGTATGGCTTCATTACTTTGCTGAATATAGTTTGATAGTTTAAGGAGGATAGCACTTATGGAGGACAATAACTCAAGTAGAGAAAGAGAGAATACACAAGAAGCAATTGTGGCAGTAATTGAGAGCAAGTTAGATCAACTTATAGAATCAGTTAAAGACATTAAAAGAGCAATGCATGACAACAGTGTTGATATAGCTGATTTAAAATTAAAGGTCAACACTTATGAAAACAAGACTGAACAACAGCAGAAAGAAATAGATAGCATAAATAAGAAGAGTGAAGACAGAAACAAATGGCTACTTACAGTATTATCAGGTTTGATTATTTCTGTTGCAGGTATTATAGCACATATGGTTCTTGGAGTATAAATTATATCAACCATAATGATACATAAGTAGGAGTTTGTAACTAAGGTGGTGATCAGATGAAGATACAGATAGATAAAGGTGTGAAGACACCACGTCAATACAGTAAGGTTTGGTTGACACGTCATCAATGTCTTGCTTGGTTCTGGATATCAATCTATTTAGGGGTGGATATCATATATAACAAAGGTGCCAATGTCAATAATATAGTGGTTCTCCTCATCAGTAGTATTATTGCAAGTCTTATTCCTTATTTTATAAAGTCCTATTTTGAGACTAAAGAGGAAAAGAAATGTGAAATAGAACAATTAAAACTAGAAAATGACATTATGAAAGACATGAGCATTGATAATAAGGAGGTGGGCTGATGAATATTAATTCTGCAAATATTATTTTAGCTATATTCGTTGTAATGATGGTTACACTTGCAAGTATTTATATCTACAATTTTATGAAATTGAGTAGAGATGAAAAAATTAATAATATCAAGGAATGGTTGAAATATGCAGTAACAATAGCAGAGAAAGAACTTGGTAGAGGAACAGGTCAACTTAAGTTGAGATATGTATACAATATGTTCATTGAGAAGTTTCCTAAATTAACTAATTTAATATCTTTTGAATTGTTTAGTGCAATGGTAGATGAAGCTTTAATATGGATGAATGAACAGATTGATAAGAATGTATACTTTAAGTCTACTCTTTATTAACTTAGTATCTACACGAAAGTGTTGATATATACAAATTTCTTCATTTTTTGTATCCTCCAAAATACAGTGCTAGGGCTTTCTTATAGATTGTTCTAGCACTGTCATAAATTAGTAAAGTCCTCTCAACTTATTAACTTATGACAGTGTTAGAGACATTAATTTCAATAATACAAAGATTAAGAAGTAACTAGTAAGTAACTTCAAAATTAACTAGGAGGTTGAATAAGTGTTCGATGATATTTATAGAGACGAATTAGTATATAAAGAATACATGGGATTAACTAATACTAATCAGCCTTCTTATAAACCTGAGCAGACTATAAAAGGGTTGAGACTAAAGGGAAAGGTGAAGGTGGTCAATGATAAAGATGGTGATCATACTTCATGTGATATAGCATATAAGACACCTGAACCATTAGTAAAATATTCTTTAATAAATGGTAGAACCATTATGGAGTGCATAAAGGTGCCAGGGCTTGGACATAACTGTGGATATGTAAGCTATGTAAAGTAAGGTGATAACTTGTGGTAAATAGTGATTTTTTCTATGTTGACATACTA